CTTGTGTATGAAACCATCTTTTGCTACGATTCGTAGTATTAGATTGTTCGTTTCTATAACCCTGCCGCAATTGTAGTGGCTATGAAGAAAATATTATTAAGGAGACTTATAATGTCAAGAAGTACACTAGAACAAGTGCTAGAATTGTTAATCAACGAAGAGACAGCAAAAGCGGAATCGCTTTTACATGACTTTGTTGTTGAACAAGCACGACAAATCCACGAGGATTCTTTAAACGAAAGCGACAATGTTGTAGAAGAAGAACTTGAGGAAATTGAAGAAACAGAAGAAGTCGAATCTTTAGCAGACGATGTCCAAGAAGATTCTGACGAGATTGAAAAAGAAGAAATCTTTGATGACGAAGATGTATCTGATGAAGAGGCTGAAGAAGACTTAGAAATGAGTGATGAAGAAGCACCTGCAGAAGAAATCGAAGACAGAGTTGAAGATTTAGAATCAGCATTATCTGACCTAGAAGCAGAATTTGAAAAAATTATGTCTGGCGAAGAAGACGATGCTACAGATGAAGATGAAGAAGGCGATGACGCTGAAGGCGAAATTGACTTAGACATTGAAGACCCTATGGAAGAAGTTGCTCCAGAAGTTGCTGAAACTGAAGAACCAGTTGCAGAAGCGGATGAGACAGTTGAAGAAGTTGTTGAAGAAGCAGACGATTCTGAAGAGGAAGCAGTGGAAGAGGCTTCAACTGAAGATTTAGACGAAGAATCAGAAGAAAAGTTGGAAGAGTATACTATTCCAGCAACTGCTAAGCCTGGCGCAGATGGTGATAAAGATTCACCAGTTGCAAAAGACGGTGGCGCTGACGAAAGTGACGCAAAACCTCATGGACAAGTAGATGGTGATACATCTGGCGGTTCAGCAAAAGCAGAAGACATGAAAACGGGTAATGTTAATAAACCTGGCAATAAAAAAGCGCCAGCACCTAGCAAAGCCTAAGTAACAATTCTTTTAGGAGAAACCAATGACCGTTCTTATTGAGAGATTATCACATAATCAAGCAAATGTGCAATCACGTATCGTTGAAAGCGATGATGGTAGCAAGAGTATGTTTATGGAAGGCATTTTCGTCCAAGGTGACGTTAAGAATGCTAACCAACGAGTATACCCGGTGAAAGAAATCAAAAGAGCAGTGGAATCAGTCCAAGCGAAAATCAAGGAAGGATTTCCAGTTCTAGGCGAGTGCGACCACCCACCTGAATTGACAGTCAATGTTGACCGTGTTTCACATATAATTGAAAATATGTGGATGGATGGTCCTAACGGCTTTGGTAAACTAAAGATTGTTCCTACGCCAATGGGTAACATTATCAGAACACTAATCGAATCAGGTGCCACTTTAGGTGTCTCGTCTCGTGGTTCTGGTGAAGTTGACCACGCTGGTAACGTGAGCAATTATGAAATTATTACAGTCGATATTGTGGCACAGCCAAGTGCCCCGGACGCATATCCAAGAGCAATATACGAAGGATTAATGAACATGAATGGTGGCTATGATACATGGAAACTAGCCCAAAATGTTCAAAACGACAAAGACGCACAAAAGTATTTGTCAAAAGAAATAGTTAAGTTCATTAGAGAACTTAAACTTTAATAAGAGAAGGAGAAGTAACAATGGCAAAAAATGAAATCCTTGCTGGGCTACTTGAGTCAGATGTTTTAAGTGAAGAAGTTTCACAACAAATATCAGAGGCTTGGGAAGCACAAATAAATGAAGCAAGAGAGGAGATAACAGCCGAGTTGCGTGAGGAGTTCGCACAGAAGTTTGAACACGACAAATCAGTTATTGTAGAAGCAATGGACAACATGCTTTCAACTGCAATTAAAACTGAAATGGATGAGTTTAAAACTGACCGTGAGGCTTTAATCGCAGAACGTGTTGCATATAAGAAAGCAATTTCTGAACATGCAAGACTCCTTGAAAAATTCATTACTTCTCAACTAGCAAATGAAGTTAAGGAACTGAGAGCCGACCGTGCAAAAGTAAACGAACATTTAGATAGAACTAAAGAATTCGTTGTTAAGCAATTGTCACGTGAACTAGCAGAATTCCATAATGACAAACGTGATTTAGTGGAAACTAAAGTACGCATGGTAGCAGAAGGTAAAGAAATCCTTACTAAAACTAAGGAATCATTTATCAAACGTTCAGCAGAATTGGTAGAAAATACTATCGAGAAGGCTTTACGTTCTGAATTGGGTGTTCTTAAAGACGACATTCAATCGGCTAAAGAAAACGAATTTGGTCGTAAAATTTTTGAAACATTCGCAGGCGAATTCATGACTTCACAATTGAGTGAAGGAACTGAAGTTGCTAAGATTACTAAGAAATTAGAAGAATCGGCTACTAAGATTGCGAAGTTGGAAGAAACTATTACTGCAAAAGAAGAAGCCATTACAAGCGCCGAAACTGCACAGAAAGTGTTAGAAGACAGAATGGACCGTAAAGAGGTCATGGAAGGTCTTTTATCGCCTCTAGGCAAAGAAAAGCGTGATGTTATGGTTGATTTACTTGAAACAGTAAAAACAACTAATTTAAAATCTGCATTTAAGAAATATTTACCTGCAGTTTTGAATGAAAAAGTCTCATCAGAGGCAAAACAATCGTTAAACGAAGGCAAAGTAACAGAACACACTGGTGACAGAGGTGAAGAACAGATGGTTTCAAGTTCAACACCAGAATCACAGGGTAGCGATGCCAATAACATAATCCAGTTAAAGAAATTGGCTGGACTTAAATAAAACCAAAACAAGGAGAGAAAGATGGAAAATCTTTTCGAAGGAAAAAATTGGGACACTACTCGTGAAACACTTCTAGACGGTTTAGAAGGTAACAAGCGTGACGTAATGTCATCAGTTTTAGAAAATACAAAATCAGCACTTACAGAAAGTGCTACAGCAGGTGCATCACAGGCTGGTAACGTTGCTACTTTAAACAAAGTAATTTTACCAATCATTAGACGTGTAATGCCTACTGTAATAGCAAACGAAATCATCGGCGTACAGCCAATGACTGGTCCAGTTGGACAAATTCACACTTTGCGTGTACGTTATGCTGAAACTGTCGGTTCAACAACTGCAGGTTCAGAAGCATTATCACCTTTTGATATTGCTACGTCATACTCTGGCGACGGCTCAGCGGCTCCGGCGGCTACAGCGTCAATGGAAGGCGATGCTGGTAACAAAATGTCAATTCAAGTTCTTAAGCAAACAGTTGAAGCGAAAACTCGTAAACTATCTGCTCGTTGGACTTTTGAAGCGGCACAAGATGCCAACTCAATGCACGGCTTAGATGTTGAAGCAGAAATCATGGCGGCTCTAGCAATGGAAATCACTGCTGAAATCGACCAAGAAATCTTAACATCATTAGGTAACCTAGCAACAGGTACTGCGTCTTATGACCAGTCTGCTGTTACAGGTACTCCAACATTTGTTGGTGACGAACATGCGGCACTTGCAACAATGATGAACAGAGAAGCAAACCTAGTTGCTCAACGTACTCGTAGAGGCGCGGCAAACTGGGCAGTTGTTTCACCTGCGGCACTTACAGTGCTACAGTCTGCAACTACATCAGCATTTGCTCGTACTACTGAAGGTACTTTCGAAGCACCTACAAACACTAAGTTTGTTGGTACTTTAAACGGCACAATGAGAATTTATGTTAACACATATGCCTCAGATGCTACACCAGTACTTTTAGGTTATAAAGGTCAAGGCGAAATTGACGCGGCAGCGTTCTATTGCCCATACGTTCCACTAATGTCTTCAGGCGTTGTGGTTGACCCTGGTACTTTTGAACCAGTAGTTTCATTCATGACTCGTTACGGGTATGTTGAATTGAACAACACTGCATCATCACTTGGTAATGCGGCTGACTACGTTTCAAAAATTGCGATGTCAAACCTTTCATTCGTATAATATTTTTATACAACTTGAATACAAAAAGGCTCCTTCGGGAGCCTTTTTTATTGCCTGATTCCAAACCCC